CCGTGACCGAGCTCCCAACGCCATGGCAGGGGCGTGGTTTCTGTCACCCCTCGATCTCCTGCTGCGAGACATCCCCCTCGGTAAGCTCTCAACGCCATGGCAGGGGCGTGGTTCCTGTCACCCTGCTGGTGCTCGCGGTGTCCTGCGAATCACGGCTCCTCTCAACGCCATGGCAGGGGCGTGGTTCCTGTCACAGAATGCTGTCTCACATGCATTCAGGGCACATTGGGACCTCTCAACGCCATGGCAGGGGCGTGGTTCCTGTCACCCCGTGCTCTGCGCGGGGAATGGGTGGCGCGTTCTGTCTCTCAACGCCATGGCAGGGGCGTGGTTTCTGTCACGCCTGCACGGTCGGTGCGGTCAGTGGCTGGCGTTGCACTCTCAACGCCATGGCAGGGGCGTGGTTCCTGTCACAACTTATGAATGTCGGGGGCAGCCCTTGACACACCAACTCTCAACGCCATGGCAGGGGCGTGGTTCCTGTCACCTAGGTGTTTCATTTATACGACGATTGTACTGTATAACCGTTCTCCGAAGTGGTAGTAATCAGACATAAGCCTGATTACTACCTCTTCGTAGACGGAGTTGTCACGACAGTCGAAAGGATGGACCATTGTCGGACGTGTCAAGCCAACAACGCATCTTACCGCTCCGCAGGACACCAGTGACTCGCCGGTTCCGGTTTCGACTACCGGACGAGGAGCTGCGGTCCTTCATCTGCAACTCAGACGCCGACATGGGAGAGCAGGGGTTCTTTTCGGAAGGCTGGGTGTCGCACGGGGAACTCGACAACTGCCCCTGGACCGATCGGCAGCTCGGATACGGGAATCACCCAACCACAGGATATCGAGGGCGAGGAGACTTCGAACGGCACTCCGAGTGCCTCCGTACCTGGATCCAGGTCTCGAGAGAGCATCAGGAGATCCTGGTGGCGTACTATGGGCTCTATGATGTTGCTGTCACGACAGAGGCCTACTTCGCAGAGCACGGGTCTAGGCTGCTCCCCGTGGGGGTGACGCGCAAGCTCCTGCTGCAGATGCCCCAGACGGCCTGGATAGCCGTCATCCTGGCCCGGCGCGAGAACGCCTACCAGGAATTGGTGCAGCCGTCGAAGTCTCAACGGGTCAGGAACTGGGGCAAGCTGGCGCTGGATGCCAACCTGGCGGCTCATGCCGTGTGGGCCGACATCAGATCCAGGGTTGAGCACAGGTCTGCGATCGAATGGCGAACAGGGGTGCTGGCGTGAGGCCTATCACGATATCTAAGGCGGCCGATCTGATGGGCTATTGCGTCCAGGGCGCACTCAAACGGCTCAAGCGTATGCAGCGGCGCCATCCCGACATCGAAATCCTGCTACCAAGAGCTGCCCGAGAGCCGTGGAGAATCAACCTGCTTGGTCTAGACCAAGCCAATAAAATCGATCGACACTCAGCCAACAACGACCTGTCGCACCGTGTAGGCATTATCGAGTCCGACTCGCGGACCATGCACAGAAAATTACGCCGGCTCGAAATACACGTTTTCGGCAGAGATAATGCTGGATTCGCTCGCGAATCCGTGAGTTTAGTTGAAACAAAGTTGAAATAGTTGAGCCATCGCGACAGTAGATCTTTAGGCGCCCGATCCTGCAGGATCCAGATGTGGACCTGACCCAGGGGAGCGGACGGACCTGTTCTGTCTGATTCCTAGCCGAGCCCACCCAAACAGATGAAATGACGCAAATCGAGGCTGACTGGACAGACGTGACAGAACGATCCGCAAGCGACATGGCAGGTTTCATCGAGACTTCCACTAGCGGAACGTTCCCCTGGCTCACGGGTGCGCTGTTGAGGTTTCACTCTGGTGTGTCACTTCTAACGGTCGCCGTTGAACCCCACGACACAGCAGCAGACATTCAGCAGAAACTGAATGCAGCGGTCGAACGTGAGACAGAAGAGAGGTTGGTCCGGACGAGCCGAGCCCAGTTTGACGTCTAGAAATTCGTCATAACCGAGCTTAATCGGTGATATCGAGGCCCCATGCAGCTGTTGGTGGCACTCCCGATCCGGACCTTTGGAGCACAGCATTGTGCGAACGACTGTCCCCAGATGGATCCAAAAGGCGACTGGTGCCGCATCTTCCAGATGCCGCTCGTGTGGGACAGCAACATGGCGAGCAACGGCAACTACCGTTGCCCACCGTGCCGCACTCAAGAAGCCGAGTACGCTGATGATCCTACCCAGGTATGAAGTCCAAATTGATGCTCGTCGCCATATCCTCATCCGCTGCCACGGCGCCGCCGTCGACAGCGTACAAGACCTGACGATGGACTACCCTGGACAGGAAAACGAGACCCTGCTGGCGACTGCACTAGAGACCGTCCGACTGCTCAATATCGAGACAGCAGAATCATTCGACGCCTTCGGGCGTGGACCACAGGACTGACGATTGGCTCCATCCAGAAGGCTCACGATAGACGTAGACACCATCCCGCGAGAGGGTAGCTGGAGCCGACGATGCCCCTGTGGACCACCACATCGGCAAGCCTCGCGACAGCCGCACCGGATAGGTCAACCCCTCGCCGCAACCGTCGCCGAGCGTGTCATTGAGCGACAGTGCAGTCGGTTGGAGACGCTCAAACTCGATGGCCCAGAATCCTAAGCCAAAACGGCCCCCTCCTAAAAACAAAAAGATCCAAGACGATCAGGATATCGCCATCATCCTGTCGCATGCGGCGACATTTGGGACAGGGAAGGCCGCGAAGGAATTTGGGCTGAATCGTAAGACGATCCAACGATATCAGTCCGACGTCCGGACAGGGAAAAATCCGGAACTAGCAAAACTTGTCGCAACTGAGACAGAGCGGTCTCGTGCCAGAAGTCGGTCGAAAATCAACAGGGCGCTGGACGCGATGCTGGACCGGGTGATCGAGCTCGCTCCGAGTGCGACTCTGCCAGAGGCGATTCTGGGGGCCGAGAAGATAGGCGACTTGGCTACGGCTCGAAAGGTGATGGGCGTTGTCGAAGGCGATTCAGAGGGTGAAACAGCTCCAGGGCCTCAAGGTCTGGGCAGAGAAACAGCGTCTGGAGAATCAAAAGAGCTCGCTATCCACTGAGGGAGCTGCATCCCTGGCTCCTGGTGCCACGTTCCAAACCCTTCTGGAGATGGACGCGAAGCTGGTGACGTCCGGTCACCATCCGCTACTAGACTGGTGGAAGGCAGAGCTGGAGCGCTTCTATGCGCACCCAACGGCACGCTCCGCAGTCTACCGCGTTGGCCGAGGTGGCGCTAAGTCCAGCACATCTGTCAAGGTTGGCTGCAACGAAATCCTGAATGGGGACTTCCAAATCCCTCCAGGTGAGATTCATTTTTGGGCGCAGGTCTCGGAGAGTAAAGCCGAGGCTGAGCAGCGGATCCGTCTCTACAGAAGCTTCTTTGAGGCTCTTGAGGTAGAGCATGAAGCCAAGGCTGACACCATCATCCTGCCGCAGCTACGGCGCGGCGTGAGGGTGTTTGCCTGCCAGATTGGAGCCGTCTCGGGTTTCCGTTGTATCGGATATTCGGCAGATGAGGCGGCCAAGTGGGAGAATCGAGACCACTCGGCCAATCCGGCCCAAGAGGTCATCGTCTCTATGGGAGCCATGACGATCACGCACCCGAAGGCGCGGTCGCTCGTCATCTCGAGCCCATGGGGCACGGACGACTACCACTACGAATTGTTCGAGCGAGGAGAGGACGAGCGCCAGGTAGTAGCGAGTGCCGCCACCTGGATTACGAACCCCAGCGTCACTCGAGAGCAATGCCTTGAAGCAGCCAAAGGCGACGAAAAGGTTCTAGTCCGCGAATACGAGGCCATCCCGGGCGCCACCATCAGTCGTGCACTGGACCCGGCGCACGTAGATCAAGCGTTCGAGGTTCTGCAGACACCAAAGGTAGGGAGTCCATTCCTTTGTATCGATGCCAGCTCACTGCGTGGAGATGGATTCGCCTGGATCGCTGGCTACGAGGCGAGCTCCGGACTGGTGATTGGAGAGGTGGATGGCATCGATGATGCTGTCCTGACCGGAATCAAGATGGGTGAGGTTGTCGAGCGTGTCGCTTCCCGGGCGAAAGCCTGGGGCACCACCGTAATCTTCGGCGACCAACGCGAAGAAGCGGGCCTTTCTGAACTGTTCGCCCAGAACGGCATAACGCTGGTGACGATCGCATGGTCCGAAACGAGCAAGCATGACGCTTTCACGTTGCTGCGTCGGCTGATGAAGGACGAGCAGATTTCACTGTGCGACCACGACGGGCTTCGGCATGAAGCCAAGGGATGCAAGTGCCAACTGATGCCGAGTGGACGCCATAAATACTCAACCAACGGCTTGGATTATCTGTCGGCGCTCGTGACATTGGCGCACGCCGTGAACGAGAATCACATCACCGTCAGGTCAATCCCGACCGTGCAGGTAGATGCTCGACAGATGGTGCGACCGTACGTCTCACCACTCAGTATGTGACGCGATGGCGAACAAGAATCTGGCGGGGTCCACACCAAACTTTGGCCCCCAGGAAGTCGCGCGCCCGTTTGGTTCCGTAGACCACAGAGAAATCGAAGATCCAACGTATCTCAGAGCAGCCCCTATTCGGCGTTACCGCAGCGAGACGTCCGATTCCTTCGACGTCGAAGCGGATGAAGAACTCGATGAGGTTCTGGCGGCCTTCGGCGCAGCCAAGCGGGTGCCGCAAACACCAAGTCGTCAGATCATGGCGCAAGCCGTTCAAGCTCTCAGCAGATCAAGCAAGCACTAGGATCCAATGTGGCCATTCAATCGACAGCCGACGGCATTCGACGCCGCGATGGCGGAGGTACGGGCGTTGCCCGAGCCTTCCGCTTTGACGTTGTCAGATGGCTTCCGAGACTCACCTAACTATACCGACACGGAGCCGACTGTAGTTCCCCCGTTACTGCAGGAAAATCGACAATCCAGGTTCGCTGAGAAGCCAATTATTGACAAGTTCCCGACCATCATTGGCCAGGACTTGTCGGGCGCGTATGTTTCATCGGCATTTCGACTCTGTAATTCAGGCTTCCGTTATCAGTACGTCGACCTGCTGGATGAGCTGCTGGAGAACGATCCGGACACTCGAGCGGTCGTACGGGCCAGAATTCTTGGCGTCGCATGCGGTCGCTACCCGGTAGCTCCGGCAAAACTCGGAAAGTCGGCATCGGACGCGGACCGTGACATTGCTCAACAGGCGGCTGACGAGTTCGCTCTAGAGTACGACAATATCCCGTACATCACGCAGAGGATCCAACAGTTGGCATGGGCCGATTGGTACGGTCCTGCTGCGCACGAGATCATGTGGGGGCACCCGTCGGACGCGATTTGGAACATCAGCGATCTGCAGCACATCCACAACAGACGACTCAACTATACCCACCCTACCAGTTGGGAGCTCTACATCTACGACCAGGGGCTTCCGGCGTCCATGGACCGAGCAACTCAGCCGACCATCGGCGCCTACGGGTTACCGGTGTCCCAGTATCCTAGCAAGTTTCTGGTCCATACACCATCACTTAGCGGGCAGTACCCAACGCGCGATGGCGAGGGGAGATACGTTGCTTTTTACATGCTGCTGAAGCGCATGGTGACGCGATGCAGCGCACAAGACTTCGAGCGTGTCATTCGACCGTGGGTATTGGGATACTTCAACCGGGCGATGCAGCCTGGAAGCGAATCACCGGTTGCAGACAAGGCCGATATCTCACTGCTGAATGACGCCATGCAGGCATTCGGATCTGGCTCCATGAACACAGCCGCGTTGCCCAATACGGTCAAAGTCGAGCTCATGCGGGCCGCGGCCGCCATGACGGCGACCGAGTTTCTTGGCTACCTAAACCGTTCGATCGCTAAGGGCCTACTGGGACAGGCGTTCACGACTGAACCGGGTCCGAACGGAAATCTGGCGACAGCTGAGGTTGCTAACAGTAATACACAAAAGATTCTCGAGTACTCCGCCAGAGCAATGGCGGATACGCTTCGTTACGGTCTTGCCATGCCATGGTTTAGGCTGAACCGTCCATCTCTCCCTCGGTACTTCGCGCCCAGAATCATTGCTGACGTCAGCTCATTACCGACTCCACAACAGCTGATGGACATGGTGAAGATAGGAACATCTGTCGATATGCCGATCGACATCGAAGATGTGGCTAGCAGGACAACGCTCAAGCTACTGGTGCCTGATGACACGACTGGACGCAGAACCCGCATGGTTGCGGCCAACGCGGGGCCCAATCCTCCGGAGCCGGTGCAATCGAAAGAGGCCGCGCCCGAGGTCAAATCGGCATCTGTTCTCGATCTAGTCAAACCTACCAACTCAACCGCCAAGCCCACTGGCTCGCCCATGGCGGCGCCTAAGCCGAAAACCAACTGAGGACATCAATCGTCATGCCATACCCCACAGTACCGAGCGAGCAACATCTTCAGATCCCATCCGCTCTCGCGCGAGCCGTCACGTCGTTTGCTTCCGGTAAGAATACCGGAAGCGTGCCGCAGAGGATTTGTCGATTCGCCACCACCACCAGCATCACGTTGACGGCGGTGTCGACCACAATCGATACCAGTGGAACGATCGTGGCTGGCGACAGAATTCTGGTCAAAGACCAAGGATCCTCCGAAAACGGCATCTACGTCGCTGGAACCGTGACGGCTGCAACATGCGCCCTGACGCGCGCTGACGATTGCAAGACCGCCGATATGGTGCAGACCGGCATGATGGTCTCGGTACAGGAGGGTACGGCGGCGGCTGGTCACACGTACCACATGAGCGCGACGGGGTGGCCCGGGACCAAAGTCATCGGCACCGATACCATGACGTTTGCAGCCGAGACCACCACGACCTACAGCGACGCGACCGCTTCGGCTCACGGCCTCCAGACTGCGGCCAACTACAACGCACAGGTCAACAGCAACGTCTACAACGTTCGCGGAGTTGTTGACTCCAACGTCGCCACTCTAGCAGCATTCGTCATCAGTCAAGATGGCATCACGTACGCCGCTGGTGATGTTGTTTTGCTCTGCAAGCAAACGACCGCGGCTGAGAATGGCCCGTATGTCGTGGGAACCGTCAGCACGACCGCTCCACTCACGCGCCCCAACTGGTGGGCTGCGGCTAAAGAGATCCCAGTCGGGACCGTGTTTCAGGCTGGATTTGAAGGCACGCTCTACGGCGGCTCGATGTGGAAGACGACCGCGGCGAAAGCCACGGTAGTCGACACGAACGATCCAGTCCTGTATCCCAAGACGGTCAAGGGCACGGCAACTCTAGTGGCCGGCACCGTCACGCTCGGAGCCTCCCAGGGGCTGTGGCTCAAGAGCACGACCAAGAGCACGATCCATGTCACTCGCGCTACCGCCAACACGTGCTCTCTCACGACCGGCGGCTACACGTCGACTCCGGCGGCCAATACGGCTGGTATCATTGGTACGGCTGCTGTCGTCATCATGGCAACAGTTGCCGCTGGAACGATCAACGTCGCGGACATCAGCACCGTGTACTACACTGTTACCAACTGGTAACCCATGTCAAGGCCAACAGGATTCTCGACACCAGGCACGATCGTGGTGTTGCGAAGTGCTGCCTCCGTCATAGTGGCGGACAGCTCTACCCTAACGGACGCCAACATTGACCCGACCCTAGCGGTGAGCTGCTTTGGGCTCGAGTCAATCTTCGTTGGCGTCGAGATCACGGGCGGTTCGTCGCCCACCATGACGTTTGAGCCGCTGTTCCGTGACGTTGAAGCTGCCGACGGTAGCCGTTGGCGTCGACGTCTTCTGGGTGCGCTACCTGGCGTTACGCTGGCGTCCGCCTCTGCCGCAACCACCGGCACATTGTCAGCGGATCTATCGATGGTAGAGCTTCGGGTTTTCGGGGCAGAGAAGGTGTTCTTCCGCTGCACCGCCGTCACGAACGACACCAACACCACAGCATGGAAGCTGCTTGGAATGCCTGGTCGCTACATCGCGAGCCCATATGTCCAGCGCGGTTAATCAGTTGGCGCTCGATCTTGGAGAAGCAAGCGTGCACGTCCCGAGCAGCGTCGGGACCAAACAGAAGGGCCACGCTATGTCGACACTCAAGACAAAGCAGCGGGACAAGCTGGCTGACAGCAAGTTCGCTGACCCAGCAAACCGCAAATACCCGATATCCGACAAGGCTCACGCGGACAACGCGATGGCGCGGCTCGAGCAGCAAAAATCCTCAATGTCGCCTGGAAAGCACAAGGCCATCAAGGCGCGCATTCGTGCGGCACAGCGCAGCTTCGGAGAGAAAAACAAGACGGCGGCGGAATCAGATATTGTCCTAGCTCCTAAGCCATCGAAGAAGACTGGCGCCTTCCGGCTCCGCCTAAGCAGACCTGATGGTGGTTATACGCTCGTTCACCACCAAATGAGTGCGTTGTCGAACGACTACACAGCGGAATACGACGAAGCGACCAAGACGCTTAGGACTTACCTGCCGCTTGACAAGCAACAGGCGCTTTCAGCGGGAGATTCCGAAGGTCGCGTATGGGTCCAGTGCGCCAAGGTCGGTGCTTGGTCTGGTCATCCCCAGGGCGCGTTCAAGATCACGGAGCAGTTACTCGACCAAATGGTTGTGAACTTTCGCTCGGAGGGAACACGTCGTCAGTACGACTTCAATCACGCGTCAGCTTACCCAGCCAACAGTGGGAACATTCCGCTCACGGGGACTCCAGCTCAAGGTTGGTACTACGATCTGCGACGTGAGGGCGACAAGCTATTTGCTTTGACCGAATGGGGACAACTGGCCAAACAGTACATTGAAAACGATCAGTACGGTGGCATCAGTCCGTTGATCAACTGGGCCGCTACTGACCGTGTAACGAATCGCCCTATCGGTCCTCTCATTAAGTCGATCGCTCTAACGAATGATCCGTTTTTGCTCGGCATGCAGCGACCAACAGCCGCGAGCGCCGACGGAACCCCAACCAACGAACGAGGCCTGATGGCACTTCGAGAAATTGCCCCCGCCACCAATCAGGCGCTTGAGGCCTACGCGTATTCACCAACATCATCGATGCTATCGAAGCTAAAAGCAGCGTTCGGGTTGCACGAGCTATCGACGGTCGAGATGTGCCGCAACTCACTCAGCAACCTGGCTTCACATCTTGATGCTGTCGACGGTGACGCAACAGCATCACACGAAGGTGTCAAGCTCGAGAGATACGTCTCGAGTCTACGAGACATGGTTGGCGGAGCTGATGACATCAGCAGCACCGAACTGATCCAGTTCATCGACAAATTGCTCGATGAATACATGGATGAAAACGGCATTGAAGACGACGATTCGGATTCGGGACTGTGTACAGCGACGGCTGCGTCCGCATCAGAGCAATCGGCGGCGCCAGTCATCGCATCAGAACTACCGGCCGCCACAGCGGCCTCAGCAGAAGGAACAGACATGGCCGACCCTGTGATCGCGCCGGCGGCGACTGTCGCTCCGGTTGATCCTGCCGCACCTGCGGCTGTTGCGAATCCAGACCCAGTTCCCGCCTCCGTTACGGCCGCGAGCGCCACGGTCGACGGAGCACTACCGAGCGCAGAAGTGGCGCGTCTCGCGCTGCAAAATGCAGCTCTACAGGCAGAGCTCAAGGCGCTCAAAGAAGCCAATCAGGCGCTTTCGGCGTCCAGCGCCATCACGGCAGAGCAGGCGCTTTCGGCGGAAGTCGACGCCGCAATCCTAACCTACAAAGACACGAAGGGACTCGCGGTTGAGCTCCGGCCGCATCTGTTGTCTATGCTGTCGTCCGATCCGGTCGCCTTCCGCGCCATGTATCCTGCTGTCGACTTCGATAAGCGGCATCTGCTGTCCAACCTGACGGGTGGCGGGGCGTCAAATCCGACCGCACCCGGGGCCCGGGTCGAGGCCGACACGGCACAAGCGCTCGATATATCGTTGCCAGCGGCAGACGAAAACAAGCGCATGATCGCGCTTGGGCTCAATGGGCTGGCTAGCGAACTCGTTCAAAAAAGCGGGGGCAAACTCTCGCTCATGGTCGCGCAACTAGACGCGGACGAAATGATTCGCACCGCACGCAAATCTCTACCACTGCCCAATAAGAGGTAATCATGGCCGCTTCTGGAACTACTGCATATGCCCAAATTGGGCACTCGCTCCCCGTCATTACGCTTGCTGTTTACAACGCTGGCTCCACGGCGATTCCGGTGAATTCCCGGGTAATCCTAGACTCATCAAATCTATTGGACAACACGGACGTGCGACAAATCTGTGTCGCGCTCGCCACCACCACCACGACCCCCTCTCGCACCATCGGCTCAACCCTGACCGAAATTCCAGCGTATTCCGAGGGGACGATCGGCTGCGCTGGTGTACTGGAGGGTGTCTGCAAGGGCACCATCACGGCTGGCTCCGAAGTCGCTAACTCGATCGCAGCCGGATACACCGGCAACATCGCGACTGCAGTCGCTAACTACCCAAGCTGTGGGATCGCTCTAACGACGGGCGCAGACACCGACACTATCCCGTATCTGTGCATCCCGTCCGCCACCACCATCACCGGCTCCACGATGGGCACCTAAGCCTCACGAGGGCAAGAAAGAACCAATCATGTCAGATGCAAATATCGTCCCTCTGAGCAACCTTCCGGACACATCTCAATGCTTGTCGATTGACATCGACGGCATGCCGACCAATATTGATATCGTCACGGGAGACGTCTACGACCGCGGTGGTAACCAGGTGGGCAGCTGGGCTCCGCAGAGCTCGCAAAAAATTGACGAAGAACTCAAGGCGCTTCGGATCCAAGCCCATCATCTATCTGCCGGCATTACGGCGAACTCGATTCGCACGTCATGCTTATCCAAATACGGTCCGGACTATGCTCGCGAGCTAGCGGGACAAACGCTCGCGTTGTCGCACGCGAGCTCAAAGGATCGGATGCAGATGCTGGACCTCGGCGTTGCGGATGTCCATGTTGCTGGAGCGCTCCCGAATTTTGTGACCGGGTACAGCAACGAAGGACCGGTTGCCGACATCTATGCACCGCCGCTCGTCGTGCAACACAAATCAGACTACTACTGGCAGTACGACAAGCATGACGCATTCCAGCGTGCGATCCCACAATTGGGCGCAAGCGCCAGTGCGCCGATGGAGATCAATCCGAGACTTGGCAACACCAAGTTTACCACGACCATGCGGGCCATCGGAGCGTTCCTCCCGACCGAGGTAGAGGCAAATCAAGACGCGCCGCTGCAGCTCAAGTCGGCGTATGTCAATCGTCTTGTCGACGCGGCTGTTCTCGAGCGTGAAATCAGGACGCAGGCGACCGCTCGAGCATCTGCCAACTGGGGCGGTGCAACTACGCTACTGTCTGGATTCGAGTGGAATGGAGGGATGTCGAGCGACCCGGTTAAGGACATCAACTACGCGTGCGAGACCAGCTACGGCAACCCCAACACCCTGATCGCTCCAGAGCATATCTGGAACGCGATGTGCCGAAATCCTGCGGTGCGTAGCTATTATGCGTACGGCGGTACTATGCCGGGTATCGTGACCGATACTCAAATGTCAGCGTTGTTGAAGCTGCCGGAGATCTTCATTTCGCGGATGAAGTACGTCAACGCCAACGGGACCCTCTCGTACGTATGGGGAAATGACGTCGTTATCTTCCGTCGTCCAGCCGCGATGCCGCCCGTGAACCAACGCGACGTCTGCACTGCAGTGACGTTCCGTTGGGGCATGCAGAATGTCAAGCTTCCAGATGGTGCCTCGTTCTCGCCCGACATGATCGACGGGCGAGGTTGGGTCCTGCGTCAATTCTTCAACCAGCAGCGCGGCCAACTGGGAGGCATCCAGATGGTGCTGGTGCTGAGCGATGCCGAGACGCAGACGAGCAAGTACATCGGGAATCTACTGATAAACGCGTATCGGTAGTCCACTGCACGGGGCACGCGAAAACGTGCCCCGTCGACACATCACAACAGGAGGAGACAATCAATGGCACAAGACAACACACAGTCCCAGACTAAGGTTGAGATGGTTGAAATCCGTATGAAGCCTGGATGCGGCAAGATGCTGCTGGCTCGTCGGTACAAGCTGACGGACGGAACCACGGCGGACAAGCGGCCGAAGTCGATGGACGATCTACTGGATACCGAGGAAACGTGGCTAGGTGAGCGCCAGGTCAATCCCGACGGTTCTGTCGGCGAAGGGCCGACCGCTCGCGTTCCGCTCTCGCTTCTGGCTCCATATCTCGACAAAGAAGGCAAGCCGTCACGGATTGTCGAGGGGTATCCCATGACGCGAGTCAAGGGGCATGGAACGGAAGAAGATGAACATGGGAACACCATCCAGCCGGTAAGTGACACGTTTAAGCCAGGGACGCTCAAGCGCATGCCGGACCAGAGTTTGGTGGCATCACAGCAAGACTGCACGTTCGAATTCGTTCGTCGGACCGCGTAGTATCATGGCATTGCAGCCCCTCATCACGGCCGCCGAGTTACGGACCGAGCTCACGCTCGCGACCTATATGGCACTGTTTGATGAGGAGCAGGTTGGCGATATACCCACAGTAGACGCGTCACCCGGTGTCCTGATGGTGCTGGGGGACGCACATGTTCTAACGATCGCTTGGTTGCCCGCCAACTACGAGCATCTTCCGGTCGCGAGTGATCCGGATGTATCGCAACTGCTCAAATATGCGGAACGTCAATACGCCAAGGTTCTGGCGTATGAGAAACACGACGAATACGTCAGAGCCACTGGCTCGGAAAAGAAGATCACTTCCGCTTTCACTCGAGCGGAAGCGACAATGAAACGTGTGCAGCAAGCGATCCTTCGTATGCCGGACTCGGAGAGTATGGGGAAGCCTGAAAACATCGGGGGCATCGTGACGAATGATGACCAAAGAGTGTTTCTCGGCAGTACTGGCGGGCGACGTAACAGCGGTGACTTCTGATGACGGACCGGTTGGGTATGCTAGTCCTGCCGGTTCCGTCGCCGCAGACCCCTGTCGATGAATCACCAGTTGGTGATCCGTTCCTTGCTGCATTCGGCGCTTTCCTGCAGGCGGCGATTCGGCGCCGGTGCCAAACAGCTTGGTCTGCCATCGGCGGAGCAACCGATGTGGTAGAGAGGGTGGAGACCAACGATCCAACGGACAATACGTTCACGACGGCCAAGCTTCCATGTCTGGCGCTATGGCGTTCGGGTGAAGGCGACGAAGACGAACGGATTGCAGACGACCTCTACGAGTCCAAGTCCGACATCATCGTGCGCTGGATCGCTCCGCTGGCGGTCCAGAAGTGGAAGGCAAATCGAGAGGCATTCTCGCGCGCCATTCGGGCTGCGGTAGCAGAGGCAATCAAAGACGAGCGCACACCAGGCTGGAAAGTATGGGGCGACACAGATCCGTTCACTCCGACCCGCGGCAGCTGCATTACGGACCAACTGAGCTTGATGAGGCAGATCCTGTCCTTCAAGACGCGCGAAGAAATGCTGAAGATCGAGATGGATGGCTTGCCCGACAAGAATTTCCCTTCGATCAAGTTCACCTTTCCCATCAGTGAGTCGCTCGATACGACGCAGTTGGGCATCTACGACGCCAAGCTGGACGCTGCCGTCGGCACCAACGACCCAATCACGGTCACGACCATCGAGATTGGGCAGAAAATTCACTGGGACGTTCCATGACGACAATTGACCATGAGTCCGTGATACCTATAACCGCATATCAGTTGGTACCAAAACATCGATACCTAGCCGATCGTGTCAGGTTACAGTCTTCAATCTTCCGCGGCTTCGGTCGCACGCGAGAGACAGATGGCCGCAAAGGCCTCATGTTCTCTACATTGTCGCCATCCGTCCTGTCACTAATTGGGCACATCCATGAGCTTCCGCTGCAACATGCACCTGACGGGCATCGATGCACTGAGCAAGCGGATCATCAGTGAGCTAAATACGTTGGCGCGGGACGCCGTGATCGCGACTGGCAAAGTCGTAAAAGTACGCGCTAAACAGGGTCCATTCAAGGACCACACTCGCCAGCTGCGTTCGACCATACAAGACCACAATATCGGCAAACGCGGGCCATGGTATCTCGTCGAGGTTCGGGCACCGATGAAATATGCGTCGTTCGTCGAGAAAGGCACGGCAGATCATCCCATTTGGCCTAAAGCCGTCCATGGTCTGACGGGTCCAGTGCGACAGGGACAGACACGTAGAGCCACAGGAAAAGGCCCTCATGAGTACATTGTTGGTCGAGGACTAGCGCTCCGTTGGCACTCCGGAGGACAGATCGTTTTCTGCCGATACGTCGCCCATCACAAGAGCAAACCATACCCATTTATGGAGCCAGCTGCCGACTACGGTCGCCGCTACATCACCGATTTCACCCGACGAGGCTTCGTCGGCATATCCACACGATTGGAGTCACACTAGCGATGGCAAGAACGAAGAGAACGCTGAAAGTACTGGCTAATCCGTGGCTCCACCTGGACCACGAAGATCGTCCGTGTTGCGTGATTGAGCGAGAAGAGATGGCAGGGCGCTGGGTTGGGGCGACGCCCAATGTCGATGTCGTGGGAGATGCCATCACGGTCGGTACCCTTGCGGGGTACGTTGGTGGAGAAGCTGCCCATGACGTGACATGGACGTTTTCAGACGAGCTGCAAGATGTCCCCGACACGGGTTACTACCGCGACCGAATTCGGGAAGGAGCGCTCGTGCTGGTAGATCCATCAGACGTCGCGCGGCTCGGGCTGACCCAGTGGACACAAGACCCGAAAACTGGACAGAACGTCCGAATTCCAATCGCCGCTGGAAAATCAGCGTTAGCGCCTAATCCCAACACAGCAGCTGTATCCACACCAACGAACCCACAACCAGCCCGTCACAAGGTGCAGGAGAGTACCTGATGTCCATTATCATAATGGGATTTGACCCCAGCAACGCTGTCCCGGGCAGCTACCGAGCGTCCGTGTTCGGAGCCGGTCTCATTTCGATCGCTACTCTGCCGGTCAAGGTCCTATGTCTCGGAAACAAGACGTCAGCTGGTTCGTGGACAGCCGATCAGGACATCTATCCCGTAGTGGGAGAGGCAGAGGCGGACGCGGGTCTCGGGACTGGCTCCGAGTGCGCTACCGTCTGCTACAGCGCGCTTTCGGTTGGCGGCGTGTCGGTCTACGCGGCTCCCGTGTTGGAGCCGTCGGTGGGTCCTGTGGCGGCCACGATCGCGGTTCTGGTCGGTGGCATCCCAGCGCGCAACGGGACACTCCGGTTCCGCGTCGGCGGCAAAGCCTTCGCCGTAGGAGTGGCGTCGGGTGAGGCCACGACCGTCACGTCCGTCAGCATCACTACCGCTGTCAATGCTCTGATCCGTGCGCAGGTGACGGCCAGCACCAGCACCAGCACGTCCAACATCACGTGCCGCAATACCGGTACACGCGGCAACCAGCTGCTGCTCTGGTGGGACGCGTCGGATGTCCCAGGCCTAACCCTCACGGTCACGGGTTCCACGGCTCTGCATAGCAATCTGGTGCCGTTTCACAACGGCGCTGGAGACGACACAGTGGCGCCCGTTCTTGCCCTCATGCTGGGAGACACGTACGATTACATTGCGAGTCCGCACAATGACGTGGCCAACATGGGGCTAATAAAGACCCAATTAGCAGCCGAAGCGTTGCCGGGGGTATCGCATCTTGAACATGCTATCTTCGCCATTTTCGGCACTTACTCAGCTGCTACTCCACTGTCGAACACAACGCTAAATGATCAGCGGTCCACTCTCGTGTGGTCTGCGAATCTAGAAAACACTGTGGCGTGGATGGTTGGAAAAATTGCAGCTAAGCGCGCGTCGATGGTTGGACAGAACCCGAACTTCAAGTGGGGCGGTACCGCTCAGTGTACGCTTGAAGGCGCACAGGCGCACGCGTACAAGGGCGACAATCCCGGAATGGCGACGCTCAAAAACGCGCTCAATAATGGGTTATGTGTTCTCAAGTCCGAGGGCGCCGACGTGGTGATCGTTCGTGGTATTGTGACCAAGTGCCTCACGGGTTCCTCGCCGGATTTACGCGCTCGCGACTGGGCGGATGCCGACGTGACAGACTACGTCAACAAGGGTGTTGGTGCATTGTGGACCGCTGTCACGGCAGTCAATCACTATGCCGAACCGGACGCAGCCAATGGCGCCATGCCAGCAACTGGAAGCAACACACCGATTTCGTGGAACGGCCAACTTCTGACCCTCATGCGAGGTTATGCGAGAAATAATCTCGTCTATCTTGTGGAGGAGCATCCTCCACAGTCCGAATGGTCAACTGAGCGCGCGTGTCTCATGTCGGCCGTCCCGGTCTTCGTGAAGCCGAAGGCGTACCAGTTGGGCGCCAATATCAATCACCAGGCAGCATAACGGGAGCCCATCATGGCAAGCGTCAAATTCACTAGTTTTTCCGCCTACCTTGGTAATGGTCGCCGAGTAAAATTCCAAACCTCGATTTCGATCGAGTGTGAATCAAACGGCGAGCTCATCATTACCGATGGTGGTGTCGCAGGTGTTGGTTCCGGTGTTCCGACGTGCACAGCTACGATTGAAGCTGCGACTTGCGTGGCCGGACACGAATCAACTCAGTTGGTGTTCGATCGGTGGAAAGCCAAAGAGTCGATTGATGTCACATTCGGAATTGTTGACGGCAGGATACTGCACAGTGATATGTGGGCGAAGAATATCAGCTTCAAGGGCGATCCAAAAGCTGGAACAACTTCGTTCTCCGCAACATTGCAAGGTGGAGAACCCGAGACGGTAGGATAACAGATCTCTCGACGGACGCTCGCGCCCCTCCCTCCTGCGCGAGTGTCCCGGTGTCCGGCAGGCGACACCGCAATCATTAGGCGCGGCCTGGTGATTCGCTTGCCCCTAACCCTGGCCGAGCCGCTGGCGAAGGCCCTTGCGCTCGCGTGAGGTCTGATGTCAAGACTTAGGTCGATACTCAAAGGCACGCGGCAGATGATGCCGATTGATGTGCCGCTCAAGAACATGGTGCAGCAGGATTGTCCTGCGAGCATGCCAGCGGCGCTGCGTGTTTTGGGAGGCGATGACTACGGAGAAATCCTCAAGCACGCTACAAAATACGCGGTTGATCGCGGAGCAAAGCCCGAGCCAGGTGTCGAACTCTATGACTTCGCGAAGGCCGTCTACACGGTAGCGCTCGCAGTCGTGGACTCAGAATCTGATCCCGACCATCCACGCCCGTTTTTCGGCGATTCGGATTCACCGAGCGTCGAGGAGCGGGCTCAATCTGTGTTGTCGCATCCGAATATTGGCCGCGACACCATCATGTATCTGGCTGAGCTCCAGGACTATTGGCAAGACGAATGCAGTCCGCAGTCTAGCGATGGCGAGAAAACTCCAGAAGAGTTCTTCAAGATCATCGCGGAGGTGCTCGCAGACGGCCCTTTAGCGCTTATGAGGAAAAGTGCAGGTATGCGACTGAAATCATGGCTTTTTATGGCCAACCTGCTTGTCTCATCACAGATGCCCAATACTACGTCTGGCTCGGATTCCGTAACCGCTGGGTAGAAAAGGCCAATGCCGAATCTAGATGAGCAGCTGGCGGAAGTGCGGCGTGCCAACGGGGCGCGCTCGCCCATGCCGGCGTCCCGTACCGAGCGGCTGCTGCCGGAGGCTTATCTCGAGGAATACGAGGGCAAGCCCGCGAACTCCATCGTGATTGGGCTCAGGACGCCGAACGACACTGATTACGCAGAAGCGCTACGGCAGGAAGATGACGCTGATGCCATGCTGACGCTTGTAGCGATTGGTATTTGCGACCCCAATGATTGTCGACGCCCGCACCCATCCTTCCCGTATGCGGACCAGCAGCTGAAACTGCAACTCAAACCCCGGACCATCCGGTACCTATTCGACCGCATCGAGCAGCTACATCTAGAGACCAGTCCCACGATACCGCTGGCGACCGACGAGGAGCTGTTTCTCCTGGGAGACGCTCTCCAGTCTGGTGAGCGACTGGAAACGCTGGAGAAGGCCAGCGCGGCGGCAGCAAACCGGGTCCGTAGGCTCGCGACTGTTCTGGCTGAGATGCTAGGGGTCTTGGATAGTTCAGAAGAAACAACCGTCGTCACTGCGGAGCCAGCCGCTTGAGCAGCATCAGGATCACCATCGGCGGCCAACTGGATCGTTCCGTTCGGGATTCGTTTGCCGAATTTCGCAAACTGGCGCGCGACGCTGGGGTTGCGGCAGATCGTGACCTAAACAGACGTCGCGGTGGTGGGCTCGGTGGAGCAGCCCAGAACCCAGAATTGGCGGCCGCGCGCGCTGCACATGCGGAGCAGTCGCGACTCAACCGTGACATCCTGCGGCAGCAACTGGCCGCGTCTCGACAGGTCGACAGTGAGAACAAGAGACTTGCGCGCGATAGAACCAGATTAGAGCTCGATGCCATCCGGGCACGGCAGCGCGAAGAACGGAATGCCAACAGGGAAAAGGAACACGATGAGCGTCGTTTAGCGTCCGCAGCGGCATCGCTCAATCGCCAACGGTCGTCTGCTCTCTACCGCCAATACTCGGGGCGTGACCGAGAGCTTGATCGTCTAGCGACACGAACGAGCCACCGTGCGACGCGATTCATTTTTCCACGGCCCGAAGGAGCCATTGGATACGCAACGCGAACCGCAAACGACCTCATGCGAGGAGTCGGCGTCGACATGTCACTTGGTGGCGGAGTCCAACGCGCAGTAGCGCGCGACACGGCCGCCATGGGGTTGGCGCAACAAGAGCAGATCGCCACAGGAAAGACGCGAGGAACCGAGGGCTGGAAAGCGCTCTCGCAGAACGTTGGGAAGAAACTGACGGTCGCTCCCGAGCAGGTGACGGAGCTGATTCGCTCGTTCACTGGCTTGACCGGCGACTTTGATGCCGCAGCCCAACAGGCGGAAAAACTCGCGTCCATGACGCTGGCATCGGGCGCCAATATGGGCCAGATGGGTGACGCCGCTGGCTATGTGTACAACCAACTCCAGGGCATGCCTGGCGCTGCCGATATGACGCTGGATGTCATGCGGCATATTGTCGGGCAAACCGCCATGGGGGCGGTCGAGATGGCGGACTATGCCAAGCAGATGGGGCGAGTCGCAGCCAACGCCAAGATGTTCAAGGGCGACGTCAAGCAGAACATCGTTGAGCTGTCGGCCCTGACCCAATTGGCCGTATCAGAGGGAGGAGCAACGAGTGGGGCCGACGCCGCGCGCGGTACCGTCGCTTTTGCCAACACCACATCCAAAGGCGCCAGGATCAACGCGTTCAAAAGCCATGGCATCAATCTATTCGAACCAGGTGGGCAAATAAAACGTCCGATGCTTGAGATCATTGGGGAATCATTCGTGAAAACGAAGGGCAACATCCCTGAGCTAACCAAGATGTGGGCAGATACGTTAGGGCAAAAACCGCTCAGAGCCTTGCTCAATTCCTTCAACACTCACGGGGGCGGTGCCGTCGACGAGAAAGAAAGGTTAGCGGCATGGGATGCCGCGAAAGTTGAAAAACTCGATCCGTTTATGAAAACGCAACTGACTCCAGAGCAGGAAAAAAAGAACCTAGAAGAGAGGGCTAAGACCACGGCCATAAAAGCTGAGGCCTTCCAGCTAAAACTTGACGTCATCACGGACTCGCTGACGCAGAAGTTGCTTCCAGCACTGGAGAAACTAGCGCCAGACGCGCTGAAGCTGGCCGACACGTTCTCTTCGGTTGCGTCCTGGGTCGGGGATCACTTGGGGCAGGCGTTAGCGGCGGCTGTCGCGTTGTCGGTCGTCCGTGCCAATCTGGAGTCGGTGTTCCGTGCTGGAATCGATCGAGCAGTAAAGGGACTGTATGGCGGCAGCGGCGGGCCTTCAGGTGGCCAGATCCCTGCCGGCGGCGCATTGAGCGCGTTCACGTTGGGTGCCGCGACGTTCGCCATCACTAACGCTACACTGAATGTCTTAGGTGAGATGCGGCAGAAAGAATCCGAGCGAACGAATCAAGGGCTCAATGAAATCTGGACGACCTATCAGACGAAAAAAACAGAGATCGAGCGCAGTAATGCCTCTCCGGTAGAAAAGGCCCAACAGGTCCAGGGTTTGGTAAAGCAAACCAGCGCCAACATCGATCTGACGATGGAGCCGACACGCGGAATAATGTCAGCGCTTCCCGATTGGGCGCGAGAAGTTTTTGATTCAGGGACCGCTATTCAGAACGACAAGTCTGTTCAGGAAATGCAAAAGAGACTCACGGCGGACCAGTCGACCGCTGTCGATGCAATCGGGAAGCCACAGAGCAGACGTGACGTCGCGATTGCTGCTGTGCAAAGGCCGATCGAGGCCAAGGTTGATGAGGCCGCTATTGGGAGAGGGGCGGCTGATGGGCTCAAGGGTCAAACGATCAAGGTCTATTTGACCAACGCGGGCGACATCAACAGCCAGGGCGCAGAAGGCGGGCCAAAGGTGAGCAACAAGGGCCGCAGGGGTCCAGGGGCCTAGCCATGCCCGGCTATCTCGACACTCTAGAGCCATGGGAGTTCAACAACATCCCGTTGGCGGTCGAAGCTGCGTCTGTCAAGATTGGTATCCGGACGCACCAACACATCTATCCCCACGCGCCGGGTGCCGCCATTGAGAAGATGGGGCGCAAGCTCTACGAGATTGACGTATCGGGTCGGTTCGACTCGCGACTGCTGGGGCGCTACCAGAATTCCATGCGGGACTCGATCGCGATGGCGGGATTCGTTGAGGATGAGATCACGGGACCACTGGTGATCCCATGGGCGGGAACGGTCAAGTGTCTGTGCGAGGAGTACTCGCGAGACGAAAAGAACACGCTCCGAAGCGGCCTGATGTTTCATGCTAAGTTCACCGAGGATTCAAACGAAGGGTTTCCTATCCTGGCGTTTATCAAAACCAAGCAGGCGCCCATCGGTACCGCTCTGACGAATTTCAACAAGGCGTTTGGTATTCCGAGCGTGATAGACCGCGCGACAGCTCAAGACTTCCATTTGCCCACGTACAAACGCGACATTTTCAGCATCATCGCGGAGACAGCGGCGTTCATCTTCGGAATCAAGGACCAGTTCGAACTCTACTCGGCGCTCATCCGCGCCAAGCTCGATTATCTCGAGGGCTTGTTCCGTGAGCTGGACGCTACAGCGCAGTGGATATTCAGCGACATCATCAAGGGAGAAGCATTCATGCGGATGTGGCAGGCGATTCGCAGCTTCGGGGACGATATCGCAGCCAAAGGCCTTTCATTTAGTTATTACGTGGTGCCGCAGCTGATGAGCATCCAGGAAGTAGCGATCGCTATCTACCGTGACTCGAGTAAATCGATCGACCTCATGGGACTCAACCCACTGGATGACGCTCTGCAGATCCCAGCGGGCACCAGCATTAGATACTACAAGGACGCGTAGTCACCTTGCCGACAACTCGTGATCCGAATGATCTGACGGTTACTGGCGACGATGTCGTGTCGATCAAGCTCACGGCGAATGGCCCAGACGCACTGGCTTATGAGGTGGCAATTTGCGAATCGTACGAGGTCAAGATTTCGGTCATGACACAGCCGAGCGCATTCACGCTCCGGCTCGGATGGTCCGACACGGCGCGTGAATTGCTCCAGCTAGCAATACCGGGTTCGTTGTTCGAGCTCAGCGTCAGTGGAGTGCTGATACAGAGCGGAATCATTGACTCACGAGGTGTTCCTTCCTCTGACTCGACTGTGGTGGAGATCAAAGGGCGCGATTTCATGCGGAAGTTGATGAACTGCCATGTCGAGGAAGATATCGAGTTCAAGGAAAAGACGTATTACGACCTGACTCGTCATGTCATGAACATCGTGGGTCTAGAGAAGCACGAGCTGGTAGCAGGAAACGGAGCCAATCGTCGCGCCGTCACGGGAACCAATCTGGAGGCGGTCAAAACTGAAGATCAAGTGCGCGTGATCGAGACTGGACTGCCATCTCCTGGCGGTTCCAAGTTGGAATTCAAGTCGCTCAAGGCCAGGGTGGGAGAGCGGTGGTACGACTGGCTTCAGGACAAATACAAACTCGCTGGGATGTTTCTCTGGTGCGCAGGCGATGGAAAGTTCATCCTGGCTACCCCGCAGCCTTCTGTTTTGCCGTTGTATCCACTGGTAAGGCAGCGAGGTGTTGCGAGGAATACGGTCAACATCATTTCACATACGTTCCGTGATGATTGCACCAATCGACACGCGCAATATATAGTGTATGGGCGATTCGGACACGGAAAAGCAGGTCGAAACAAGATCACCGGTGAGTACGTGGATTCGGAGATGGTGTTGCGAGGATTCACCGACGTCATTACCTACCACGATCCAGATGTTGCCACGACCGAGCAGGCAGAACACCTGGCAAAGCGGTACGCATCCGAGGAGCGTCGAGCGGGGTGGAATCTCGACTACACGGTCGCGGGGCATCGAGTCCCGTCGCTATTCGGCGATGTGGCCATCTGGGGACCCGACACGACCGCTCAGGTGCAGGACGACGAGCTCGGTATTGAAGGCGACCACTATATTGAGTCCGTAACGTTCGCGATGAATCCGCAGAAAACCACCAAAATTGAGCTGATTCGTCCCGAAGATCTACTGTATCTGGCGGAGATGAATCCGGAAGCCAAAAAGAAGGCCAGCGGCGCATTGTCAGCGACAAAGGACGCATCTTCAAAGAAAGAAGCGGCACAGCAGGATCCTGCGGCTGAACCAAACGACGGTGACATCTCGTGGAAGTGGGACGCGGACGCGCACAAACCAATCCCCGGATACCCCGGGTCAAAGCTGAACTTCTCATGAGCCTAGGTGGATTACAGATCGGCACCGCAGTAGCGGTTGCATACGGAGAGGATGGCTTTCTAGGCGTCCAATGCGACGGGTTCGGCAAGTCCCCGGGAGCCAATGGTCGCCACGTTGTTGGTCAGTTTGGTCTCATGGGGAGGCCGCTGGATGCTGATGGAGAGACGGGCGCGCTGTGCCTTTTTGCCGACGAGGGGCAGGAGGGCTTCGCTTGGATCGGTTTTGACGGCCGCGCATCAGCCAACGTTCCTCCCCTCACGAGAGGCAGCACTGTACTCTACAATTCACGCGGGGCCTACCAGCTGCTGGACCACGAGACCGAGACGTCGACGCTCTATGTGCCGATTGCAGGAGGTATCAAGGCACATCTGATGCAGATTGGCAAAGACTCGAACGACAAGGCCGTGATCGACATCCGCCACGCCGACGGTATGGCGATCATCATGCTGGAGCATAGCCTTGTGATCAAGAATGCCGCTGGCGACGCCTACATCGAGCTCAACGACAGCGGGATCGTGCTCAATGGAAACACCAAGGCTGTTGGCGGTCTAGATGTCGGAGGTGGCGCAGCTCTCCCAATAACGCTAGCGCCGCCGTTGGTCGCGTATCTCCAGGCGCTAAATTCCGCGCTGGCCTCGATCGCAACAATCATTGACGCAAAGGCGCCGTCTGCTCCTGGAGCCGTGCCGATCATGAGCGGATTTGTCGCGTCCGCTACCGCTGCTCTTGCTGCGTGCACCGCAACACTAACTAAGGGGCTGTGATGCCGAGCAGGTGCGCATTTCCTGACCTATCGCTGGCGTTGGCGCTTCCCTCTCTACCGATGCCAGCGCTTCCTGCGCGGCCGACTCTGCCCGGTGTTCCACAGGTTGGAGGTATCGTGCTCCCAGGGATCCCTGCCTGTCTGCTGGCGTTGGCGCTTCCCTCTCTACCGATGTCAGCGCTTCCTGCGCTGCCGACTCTGCCGACCGCCTACTGTCCACTAGACCAGGTGTATTGACGGCCTAGAATGTGACGCTAATTATCCCCTTCGGGTGCCAGTCTAGAGCGCCGGGCAGTTGACGCCATCAGGGAGACCGGAGCCCTCTGGACGGCAGAATTCACGCGAACGCCCTTCAGTTATTTCGGTGCAGCTGAGGCAGATGCTGAAGCACTTCAGATCGAGGTGCTGCGGGTCACTCGCGCAAAGTCGTTCGAAGTGTGGACTTGGACCGCAGGTGCCGTCCGCGAGCACGTCAGGTCCACATAGGGTACGGGCGTCGAAGTGGGAGCAGGCCAGATCCCCTGCCGACAGACAGGCGGTGATGAGTGGGTTCCCCGGCTGCCTCCTGGCACGCCATCGCCACCATCCCTGCGCGTCTAGCTCGTATGGTTCACACAGGTCAGTCGGACGTGACATGAGATTGCCGCAGTCCACTCCTGGACTCGAGAGATATCGGTAAACCGAAGACGGATCATCCGTCAGCCTCCAGCCAGTTGATTCCGGAGCCGTGCCGGCGGAGCCAGCTAGAGACGCCGGCACGGCCGCCATCCCAGCGACAGAAGGCAACGCCAGTTTCCCTGTCGTGCCTCCGGGCGTCGACTCCGATCCAGCCGCTCCCGATGCTCCAGCTGCGGCCGTAACCGCGACAGGTGCGGAAACGGCCGCGCTCGAGACGGAAGGAGCGTAAACGACAACGGTCGAGAGCGGGGTCGCTCCGCCACAACCAACGGAGTCCGTGGTCACCGGACTCTCCGAGATAGAGCCTCCGGTAGAGACCGGAGACTGGACCCACCCGTAGTGGTCGGAGCCATCGGAGCATCCAAGTAAAGCGGACAGGAGAGCAGCGGTAGACAGCGTGGACTTGTTCATCTTGCTATTAGGTTACGGCACATCGGTTGAGCCGCAAGACTGAACGTTTGACGCACTCCCGTGCTCCGGTAGACGGATGTCGCCGTCTCCACTTCTAAGGCGGAGCGACGGTAGCCTGGAGCACCGGTACCGTCTTCGCTTCAGTTTCCGGTCTGGAGCGCATTCTTCAAAAGAAAACGGAAAAAGAAAATGCATCCCACCCCTTGGAACCCGGTCCGGTCGTCGAAGTAGGAGCGCTTACCTCTTGCGGCGCTACCGCGGGGAGGCGCGTAGCCTGCTGCGACTTCGTTCCAGCGGATCTCGCCTCTCCAGAGGGCATAGGGAGTGTTTCACGGAATTTGTCAATGTTTCACGGAGAGAAAGTTCGCAAACGAGCGAAATCAATTACGTTTATTTTGGTGTTTCACGTGGAACAATTTCAAAACGCTCTGTCCACGCGGCCGAAAATCCCACATGGAAATGCTCATCGGGGTGTTTCACGTGAAACAATTTGACCCGGGTACAACTGGCACAAAAACATGGGCTATGGTACGAAGGACCATCGAGAAGCCATCAAAAAGCTTGGCACCACCCCCTATCACCGAATCACCTACATCAAGACGGAAAAGCTCCGTACGGTAGAGGAGATGCGAGCGGCGGATGATGTCGGGATGTCGATGGACTGAGGACATTCGAAATGACCGATACAGCCTACAAGGACATTCCAATCGACGTAGCAAAGAGGATTGCTGAGGAGTTCGACAAGAACCAAGTAATCATCGTGACCTGGGATGAGGCCCACGGCAGGACGCACGTAACGACCTACGGGAAGACCTTGGAGGAGTGCCAGCAAGCTGCCAAGGGTGGGAACATAGTCAAACGCGCACTCGGTTGGCCCGATGAGTTATGCCAAGCCAAGCCCGATAGGGGCTAGCGCACTCGCTGGGGGTCGGTGGTGAGCCTCCAGGTGTCCAGCTCGAAGCCGATCGCTAGAACGGCACTTTTGCGCTTCTGTGAACTTAGGAATGACCGTCCAGGAGTATCGTCATGTCACTAACGCCATCCGGTCCTCGCGGCGCCTATGTACCGGCCGCGCCAAACTACGACGGTCGCTCGTCGGACTGGGCGGTCGATACCGACGGACGTCGGACGTCCATCGACCCAATCGACAGCGGGATGCAGATGGGGATGTTTGTGCAGCGCGGCGAGCTCACGTCGAGCCCCAGCACGGGCAACGACATCCTGACGCGAGTGACGGACCTGGGTGGGCCCCGACAGCACGAGCAGGTGGTGGCGGCGGTCAATCTGGCGAACCCCATCGCTGGATACATCCAAAACGGGAGCGTCACGATCCTCAACATTGTGGACCAATTGGTTCCGACCGGTGGCATCGACGTGACGATCTACTACCGAAACAACATCACGGCGCGCAACGAGCGCGCGTCGACCCCTGGAGCCTGACCATGGCCAACATCACGGTACCGACGCGCGCGAATTACGAAGAGAACTATCTGCGCGCTGTTCGGATGCGGAATCCGAACGCGAAAACCGGACCAGATGAATATTACTCGGTCCAGGCGCGAAACCTAGCGGATCAACTGGCTACGATATCGGCTAGCGCTGTCGTTATCGCGGGCAACATCTCGCTCCGTGACATGACTGGGAGTCAGCTGGACAACGCCGGTCGTCCAGTGTCGCAGGGAGGACTGGGGGTTCCGCGTCCAGCGGCCGTTGGAGCCAATGGTTACTTGACGATCAGCACGGTTGCGTCCGGGACCGACATCACGGTCGGCATGCTGCTGACTACCACGGCCGGTGTGACCTATACGGTTGCGACAGGTGCGTCCGGTCATTACACGGACGGGACTCAGTTCGCCGTCGTCTGTGCCGAGACGGGGCCGGAAACCAATCTGGACGCCGGAACCGTGCTGACGTGGTCGAGTCCAGCCGCTGGATGCTTCGCCCCGGCAGTCGTGTTCGCGCAGCCCGATGGCAGCGGTCTTATTGGCGGCCGTGAGGCTCTGGGAGACGACGACTATCGTGAGCTACTGGCGGACGCCCAGGCGAATCCAGCAGCATCGTCGAATGACGCAGAGCTGCAGCGCCAAATCCAATATTCACGCGGCCACGGGGTGGCGGTCAAGCGCGCCTTTACCTATCCCTGTTGCCTAGGACCCAGCACGACCGGATTCGCCTTCGTGCTCGAAGGGGGGCCGAAGTACGGTTCACGGATACCGAGCAGCGCACAGATCAACCTGGTCGCCGCATGGGTCGAGCTGGTGTCGCAGTCAACCGACATGTTGTGGAAATTCCCGCTGATTGTTGATCCCGTGAGCCTATCGTTCCAGCTCAAATGGCTCAACAACGGATGGGTTGATCCTATCCAATGGCCACCATACATCGCGCTAGCGTCGCGCTACCTCGTGTCCGGGACCCCAACCCCAACCATATTCACTGTCTCGTGCGCCGATTCCGTCTACACATCGCGAGCGATTCCGGTTGTCGGACAACGACTAGGGCTGTTTGACAAGGAAACCGGGGAATTTGTTCTAAAAACCATCAAGTCGTTCACCGGCACGGGGCCATGGACCATCACGTGCGAGACGTTAGCGAACGCATCAGATCTCGTCTACACACCGCTCGTCGGTCAATGGGTGTCGCCTTGGAGCCCGTCGCTGCAATCGGCGGCCGATATTGCACTCAAGCACATCAATGCGTTTGGTCCCGGTGAGATGATTTCGTCGCTGCCGGGAGACGGGATCCGTATGACCCGGAGCCCCAAGCCCAGCACGGGCAAATGGCCCTACGAAATGGACTCGCAACTCGAGGGTGACATCTCGCGACTACCGACTGTGCAACGAGCTAACCACGTTGATGGCGCTGACTACGTGACGACAGTTGGTGACGGAACACACGTGCACTTGGCCTCATTGTTTGATCTGGGATTCTACCCGCTATGACGATTTATGCCTACAACGTTCTCGATGGCGACATCACAACTGTGGCGGCGCCTCGAGTCCCGACGGTTGATGATTTCGGGGGGGCCTCATACATCAATGAGGCGGGGTATCCGGTACCATCTCCACCGGACGTCGTTCCGGCGGAGGCAATCAACCAGATGATTCGCTCGCTCGCGGGCGTGCTGCTGACAGCGCCGAAGGCCTCGTTCACTCTAACACGAGCCACTGGCGCCGCGACACTGGTTGGATTCAGCTCGATCAATACCGCGCTGGTCACTGGAGATCTGACGGCAGAAGTCGCGGACCCGATGAGCGCTGGGGAGAACGTGTTGGTGGTTAAATGGCTCAAGGGACAACTGCCGGCGGCCGTCAATGCGCCACAGGCGACCATTGTTGGCAAGCTGCGCGCTGGACTCGTGCCGTCCGTTGGAGCTTTCATCGGGGCAACGTATGCCGGTATCACGGTGTCGGTGCAGACGGCAGCAGGAGCGGCATCGACGGCCTTTACCGTGCGGGTCGACTGCGACGGCGAGGGAAACTTCGGGGCGTAATGGCGGCGCAATTCAGCATCTTTTCCGGAGGAGGACTCCGCTTCACGAGCCACAAACCAGCGGCCGAGTCCATCTATGAGAACCTGCGGACGGCCTGGGGACCTCTATTCAACGACGACCCCGACTCCGAGATTGCGATCGAGACCTTTGCTGAAGCGAAGGTACTGGGTTTGGCACAGGACACCCTCAGACGTGCCGGCAACGAAGCCAACCCGCTTTACTGCACCGAGTTGCTGCCAAGACTCGAGATAGACTGGCGCGTCAATCCTCCGCCCGACGCCACCCTATCGGAACGTCGTGGACTACTGGCAGCCTCTATGGCCCCAAAGGGTGGTGACCGTATTGCTGCCATCACGTTGGGTCTACAGGGCATCATCGGCGATGGCCTGCTGGCGGTGGTGCCACAGGAGATGCCGCTATACGGGGAAGCGTATGGTGCCATCTACCCAGCTCCAGCGGATCTAACACAGGTCGATGGCCACCCGGGAAACTTTGTCCCACTTGGAAATCGTTACAAGGCAGTTAGGTTGATTGCGTCCGTCGATGTGGGATATTGGGCGGCCTACTATCGGTACGTCGCGGGCGAGGTTGAGCCGATTGCCGTCGGCGAGACGGTAACGATCAACCCGAGCGGATGCGGCAGAATCGAGACCATCACGGTGGTTGATTCGACGGCTCCGGGATACCCGGATGAAGTTGGGATTTTCTGGGCCACATTCCTCAAAACACACGAACCGGATGACCATTGCACAACTGCTGCGTCACCCTACTGGATTTCGAATCGTCGATTTCTTTACATCGTGGTCGACGCCGACACGCTCGCTTCTCCTCCGCTTTGCCAACGGTGCCACGACTACCTAGCTAAGGCTGTTGGACGCGCGGTCCGGTGGGCATTGGTTGACAGTAGTGGAGCCGGGACATCTGGTCCGTTCCTAATCGGCTCTTCTCCCATCGGCCACACGCCGATTTCTCAGGTGACGTATGGCTCATAACACACGCGTTAGAGAACCTGGTCTTTGGGTCAACGGAGGGGTGCTGGATCAGGCGGAATTGGAAAAGTTCGACGCCAACCAGTCTACTGCGCTCAATGGTGACGCTGGCGGCACTTGGAGTCCCACGAGCTACATCACGATCGGGGGCGCCTATGGTATCGTCTGCACGGCGCCACTTTTGGCAACTGGCGACTCGACCCTGTCTGGTGATTGTTCGTTCTGTACCTCGGTCGCCGACACCTTCGTCGTCAACGGCGTCTCGACATTCCACCACAACGTCTCCTGCGATACCGACATAGCGGCGACTGGGATCTTGTCGGGCGGCGGAGATTGCTATCTCGGTACCACGTCGGCCAATACGGTCCATTGTCGCGGAACCTTGCTCGTCACCGCTCCCGCTACATTTTCGGGCACAGTCGGGTTTAGCGGCCTCGTGGTCGTAGGGGACAACTCATCCGATACCCTCACGGTTCACTCCACTTTGAATTCGGACGCTCCCGCTAACCTACTGGGCGATACCGTGATTGGTCCCAATGGAGGCGCCACCACCCTCACGGTCGCGGCCACGACCGACGTCACGGGTCCGTTGCAAGTGCATGGGCTGAGTGAGCTACATGCGCAGCAGACGCTCTATTCGCCAATCCTGCCAGCTGCAGGTGGATACGTGCGGGATCGGGTCCTCATTACCAATTCGGCTGGAGCCTATCCGTCGATCGAATACTACGACGTCGCGATCCACACGACGGCGGGCACGTGTTTTCTTGAGAATTATGGCGAAGATGGCGCTAGTATTCGGATCGTAAATGCTTCTGCTGGCAACCTCATTGTTGAGGATGCGGTCACGTCGCACGTGCTCCGAACCCTCCCCACCATGACGTGGTTGATTGCCGTACGGACCAACGGGGCCGGTAGCTACGGCTGGTCAAGCGCAGGAGAGGGCCCGTACGTGGCCTTCACATAATATAATGGTCAACAACACAATCGTGGGCGTCTTGCGGCAAGACGGAACCCGTATCGACGTTCCGGACGCATCTGGCGTTCTCAAGCCCGTCATGCTGCGACTAGGGCACAATCTGCTGGGAGCCCCGAGCTGGAATGTCGAGGGCGAGTGTCAGGTGTTGATTGATGCCGCGGCGTTGGAGCCCGTGGCTCCGCCGCCGGTCGCCACCACTGTCTTGATCGAGGGCGGTGGGATCGTGACAGAGGTTCCGGCGCAGAAAATCGTGCTGAGCACGGGGCTCCTGGCTACGTACGACACCCCGACCCAGACCGCGACCATCACGATCGACGACAGTCTGATTGTTTCACCGCCTTCTTGGCACACACTACTGGATGTAGATTACACCGCACAGACGACACAGACGTTCACGGGTGATGGTCCCGTGACGATTGCAGGACAGACGTACGTGGTGGCAAATTGGGCCCACATCTACGTAGACCCACCATATTGGTTGGCTGATATGGGGATCGTGAGTGGTAGCGGGCTGAAAATGGGCCGCAATGATATGACGGGAGTTACGTGGGGGAGCAGGACTTTCCCTTGCATCGGTTGGAAATTCCCCGACACGTTGAACAATCTGTCACCGGTCCGGGTAGCGTGCAAAATGTCCCTGCCTAGGGTGTACCAATGGAATGCCATCATCATGACGGTGGATTACCAGGCTAGTGGCGATTCAACACATCGAGCCGGCACAGGTATCGTTCGCACATTGCGAAGCAGTGCAACTGACCAGACGATATCATCAGCTCGTGTGATAAGAACGACAACAACAGCCCACTCTGACGCACGATCAATTGAAGGAGACGTCTCTGTAGGAACAACGGCCGAAAGTGATGCTGACGTGATTGGGTTGTATTTCCCGGATGGGGTAGGGGCGACCGTGCTCGCGTACGGTACTGTAGGGTTAGTATCGGACGGAGACTGGGATGACCTGTCCAGAATGCGACGCCGTTTCGCTTTTCCGGTTCAAGCGCCGTCCACTGCAGACGTCGATACCTTGGCAACAGAGGTTGGCCAGGCCTCAAATTGGGGGGTGACACTGATGGGAAATCAAGGTGCCGGTGGGGCAGGATACGTTACCGCGCTCAAGGTCGAGGCCTTCTATTGATGAGCAAGCTTCGGACGTCCATATGCCCAATATTGAGTCGGACTACATCCAGTTGAGAGCATAACGATGGCGATATCCTGCCCAGCCCAAACATACATTGTTTCCCCATCGTGTTCCAAGTGGGGGTTTACCGCAACTATGTGGTTTAAAACTCCAGCTACAATGCTGGATGGCCAGAGCTTTTTATCGAAAGGCACGGCTGGAACATACGGGACATGTCTTGGGTTTTCCACGCCCATGGTTGGTTACAACGGGCATCTGAAGCACTACAACTCTGGATTCAGCGGAAATTGGGCAATACTGCTGCCCAATCAATGGTACTTCGTTGCCATGGTGGTGAGCGCAGAGGGATCATGTGTCCATTACGTCGGGATGGCGAACAATCTTGGGTACTTACGACGCTGTGATGCATTCTCAACCGCGACAGAAAACGGGACAACCATCCTAGGAGCAATGGGCAATGGACAGTATAGCTCCCCAGGAACATACGCCGAATTTAAAGCATGGAATCGGGCACTGACTCCAGCTCAGTTGATTGCTGAAATGACGGTTGGTGCGGTCGTGGATGCATCCAACATTTTCGCGTATAACCCTCTGACCAATACCACAACTCTGACCGACGCATCCGGCAACGGTAACTCGGTCACGATCACGGGTGCTGGTAGCAGTAGTGTGGCCCATCCATCGCCCACCACGTGGACCGAGCCGACCATCACCGCGACGCTAAATATTGCGGGATTCGGCGATTCCCGCATGATGGACTATGGAGATTTTGGAGATGATCCATGCACATATATCGCAGATCTGAGACCCTCTGACACCGTAACGAATTATGGTATTAGTGGAAGCGAGGGTTCTGAGGTATTTGTGAGAATTAGAGACGTTTTCCTGCCCGTAAAATCAACCGAAGTCACGAACGTTTGTCCAGTATTGGTGGAAATAAACAACATAACCAGTGGGGACTCGACGGATACCACGGAGGGGTTGTGTAGTTCGATATTAGATATCCTACACGTGAATGGATGTGTGGGGATCTGGATCGGATCACTCGATGACGGCGAAGTTGGGGAGGCAATGACGGCAATGCGCGCCAGAATCATGAGTTCTGGCGCACCATGGAGGAAGGCAGATCCAACTGTTATAGCGGCACTCATGGACAACACGAGCGCCGACTACGGCGGAGACAACCGGCATCTGACGCTGGCGGGTCGCTATGATGTAGCGACCGTATTCGATGCCGCGATTGACGCCTTGTTTTCGAACGGATCTGTTTCCGACGTTCCGCTTCAAGCACTCAATCTCCGAAACAACTCTAATTACAGGATGTAACCCATGGGACGAGCATACTCAGCCACATTTTCAGCCGTCGCCATTACGGCGGCACAGGACACGTTCGAGATCAACGCGGCAGCAGCGGCACCGGTTCGTATCCTCGGATGCCACATCGGTCAATACTCCGACTTCGGGGACGCACAGGACGAGTTGCTGTCGATCCTGTTCATCACCGGGTACACCACTTCAGGAAGCGGCGGCAGCGCATTCACGGCGCTACCGGTGAACCCAGGTGATGCTGCATTCGGCGGAACGGTTGAGATTAACAACACGACAGTTGCCAACACGGGTACTGCGGCAATTCGTCACGCAGACGCCTTCAATGTTCGCGCTGGCTATGTCTGGATGCCGATCCCAGAGGCAAGAATCCTGATTGCTGCTGGTGCTCGCGGTGTCCTGCGAATCACGGCGCCAGCGGATTCGATCACGACCAACGGAACGATCTACTTCGAGGAACTCAGCTAGGTCATGGGCGTATTCCGCCGCGCGTGGCATCCGTATCTTCCGGTCAACCGCGCTTCGCGCGTGGTTGCGATCACAACGGCTGGTGCCGCTGGAATTGCAGGGACGGGAAGTGCGACAGGATCATCGTTTACGGCGTCAGGCTCGAGTGGTGTTTCGATTTCCAGTTCGGGCGCGGCTGCGCTAAGCCAACTGGGAGCATCAGGATCGGGAGCTGTTTCCCATACGGCGTCGGGAGCGTCCGCATTCTCTCAATTCACTACGTCAAATAGCGCCAGCGTGCAGTACAGCAGCTCAGGCGCTGCCTCCATCTCAAGTCTAGTCGCCTCAAGTAGCGGAGCTATATCGCTCACGGGCGCCGGAACGGCTTCGCCCTCAAACGTTGCTGGTTTGGGTGCGGGTCTCGATTCAGTTGCCTCCAGCGGTGCGTCCTCATTCGCCCAGTTCGCCGCGACGGGTAGCGGATCTCAGACGGCTGGCATTTCCGGAGCTGGCACGGGCGCATTCAGTGCGCTCGCCTGCTCGGGCTCGGGCA